ATGGGGTTATTGTTTAAATACCTAAAGCAATGCGATCGGTCATGTAGTTAGAAGAGGTACATGGCCCAAAAACCAACATCTTAAGTACTATGCTGTACCTACTGAAAATGAAAAAGTAAGTAGAGGGATATACATGTGTTGGCCATCAGACAAACTATTCTGGGACCCAAAACAGGAAGACATAACAGCCGAGGACTGGTTCATAGTCCACTAAATATATGGAAACCAACGAATTACTTGAATCAATGTTTACAACAGGAACTGTAACTGGCAGTTCTGGAGAGTTCATTCTCACAGGAACATCTACTAGTACTGTGTATAATGTGCCATCTACTGGTACATACATACCACCATTACAAGACTGGATGCAAAAAGTTTTTATAGATCATGTAAATAATGCATATGAGAATATAACGTATGAAGGAGCTCCTGAAACAATCATCGATCAGATTGCGGAAATGACAACAAAGTTATCTGATACAGATGACCAAAACCAACTTAATGCAGTTAAACATCTAAACTATGCTAAAGCGTATTTAGAGAAGATGCTGCTAGATAAACTAAACAACAAACTATAATGGCCAATGTAACACAAATAGAAAAACGTGTACGTATGGACAACTGGGATATTGTAAAATACCAGATCCTAACACATTGCTATCTTCAAAAGATTATTGTATCAGAAGCTGATTTAGACTGCTTGACCTTCCTTGCTGTATTAGGAGAGATCGAACTTACTAATTTCTGTACAAGAGCTGCTGATCGTAAGATCTTCCAGTCACCTCAGACTGTTAGGAACGCTTTGAATAAAGCTGAGAGCAGAAGCCTGATAACCAAAGAAGGTAAGAGCAAGAAGAGAATCAGTATTCATCCTGATTTAAAAATACAGACCAACGGGAATATTTTATTAGACTATAAATTTCTAGCAATTGAGGCCGTTAAAAACTAAAGAACTCTTTCCAGATATTGCTGAAAAGACTAATGCTTCTCAAGATGAAGTACGCGCTGTTGCAGATTTCTTTTGGTCAGAGGTTCGAGAATCTTTATCAAAGCTATCTGATATACGGATTCATTTGCATAACTTAGGGGACTTTACAATTAAACACTGGTTAATCGATAAAGAAGTTGAACGATGCCAGAATATTAGTAGTAACCGAGCTCAGCTAAGTAAACCTATGCAAGAACGAATTGACCTACTACTTGGAGCTAAAGAGATCCATATGGAAGAAACCCAACGAAAAGAATTTATTTACAACCATAAAAAACTATCCAATGAAAATAAATCCAGAAAATCTTCTTAAGGTTTGGAAATCTAAAGGTCAGATCCTAGAAGGGATTGTAAATAAGGTTTTCAAACAGGATCATATTGAAGAGATCTCAGCTGAACGTATGAGTATCTGCGCTAGTAACTTATGTGGTATGTATGACGCAGATGGTTCTTCTGAACGGGCTGTTGTAAAAGGTAAGCCAGCTTGTGCAGGATGCGGTTGTTCTCTAGAACTAAAAACACGCTGCCTATCTTGTCACTGTCATCTAAAGGACCTTAATCAACACCCATTATGGGATATGATTATAACACCGGCAGAGGAGACTTTATTAATTGAAAGATTACCACAAGGTGATGAGCCGCAATCAGAAGTTGTTGCCGAATAGTATAAACTAAAAGGTCAAAACAATGAGTTTAATATTTAAACCAGAGCATCATGAGTATATATCCTTGAATGAGGAGAATATACCCTGGATTAGCGTGACTAGTTTTATTAGTCATTTTAAACCTAAATTTGACGCACCAGCTCAAGCTATTAAGTCTTCTAAGAATAAGAAGTCAAAATGGTTTGGGATGACTCCTGATGATATTCAGAAAGCATGGGTTAACGAAGCTAACCGGGCAACTGGTCTAGGAACATGGTATCATAATCAACGAGAGAGCGATATCTGTGAACTGGAAACTATGGAACGTGAAGGAGTTTCCGTTCCAATCGTTAAGCCCATCGAAATTGAAGGAGTTAAATATGCCCCTAATCAAAAATTAGAGGACGGTATATATCCTGAACATTTGGTGTACCTAAAGTCTGCAGGTCTCTGTGGACAATCTGACTTGGTAGAAGTCGTGAACGGCTATGTGCATATCACGGACTATAAAACCAACAAAGAAATCAAGACAGAAGGGTACACCAACTGGGAAGGTATTACATCTAAGATGTATGCTCCTGTGAACCACTTAGACGATTGTAATCTAAAACATTATAACTTACAGTTAAGTTTGTACATGTACATGATTTTAAAGCACAATCCTAAGTTGAAAGCAGGAAGACTTACCATTCATCACATTAAGTTTGAGGAAGCTGGTAGAGATAAGTTTGATAATCCAATCTCAGCTTTAGATCCGTATGGTGAACCTATCTTACAAGAGATCATTAAGTATGAAATGCCTTACTTAAAAGATGAGGTAATTAAGTTGATTAATGAATTAAAAGCCAACCCTGAAAAGTATCAAAAGAAAAATTCATGAGAGAAGAATTAATGGTTGACCGGGAGACTGAAGGTAAGATGATTGCTAAAGTTACCATGGATCTTAAAAATAAATATCCAGGACTAGATCCAACAAATACAGTTGTAGTAATGGTATCTCCAGATTATAGTGCTACGATCGCTATGCACATGGCTCACTGGTTAAGTTCAGGCGGAGAAATGTGTGATTTAATGATAGTCGACGTACCGTATCCTGACCAAGAATCGTATCCTTTTGCAGTAAAGCTGACTAAAACATTAAGGCTTGCAGAAAAAACATACGAAAACTACGTATTAGCTGAAGCCGGTGTTATTCGTGGAGGTAACTATCAGTGGATATGTAACCTAATGCGCAACTATATACCAGAGACTAGCCGAATTATTACAACTACCATGTATGAGAATATACATAGTAAGTTTCAAAGCGATATAGTAGGTCAGTACTACGATGATAAAAAACAAGACCTTACTTTTTACTACGAAGAGTATAATAAACACTGGGACTAATGGTAAGACTATTTGACGTACAGAATGGTAAAGTTATACCTACTGAGCATTGTTACACACTTAAGTTTCTTAAGACAATCATGGATGAATATCCAGAAGATTACTTACAGGTGTATACTTTCTTATTTTATATGACTTGTCCTAATCCAGATCTGAATCCTTTCTTTCACTATCGTAGTGTTGAGAAAGAAGAAGCAGTTTACGAAGAAGTAGGCGGAGAGTTTTCTTTAGAAGATGAACTTATTGTGCACGCACTTAAGCAGTGTGAGAAGATGTATGAGACAGAAACATCAAGAGCATATAACGGAATCAAGATAGCATTGGATAATATCGCTGATTACATGGCAAAGAGTTCTATTACGGATGGTCGAGATGGAAATATCTCTCAGATCGCCAATGTTGCCAAGAACTTTGACGGTATTAGACAAGCATACAAAGGAGTATTTAGAGACTTAATCGAAGAACAACAATCCTCTGTACGTGGAGGCCAAAACTTAGCGTACGATCAATAACTATGAAACCTATTAGTCAGTACATCTTTCATTATAACTCTTACACAGCCTTGTGGGCTTGTGTAGATAGGGAACATTACGTAGGTTATATGAATGGAAATATTTCCTATGAGCATGTAACTTATTCAGAATCTATCGAGTCACTTCTTAACATGTTTAACCCTATCCCCGATTCTTATGACAATTCCACGGAAGAAGAAAAAAGCTCCGAGAGCTAAAAAAGTATTTACAAAAATAGATCTACCGATTTATGGAGGATGGGTGATGGTATCAATCAATCAGACTGATACTGAATTTGTTCGATCATACATGAAAGATAGAGAGATTACTGATAAGACTGCTGCAGAAATTGCTTGCAGTTATGTCAGTAGAGACGTTGAACAAGAGCTTGGTAAAACGGCTCATATAGGTGGCAACGTAATCGTTAGGGTATATAGCGAAATAAAATATCCTAGAGACTATAATACACTTGTTCATGAGTTATTACATGCAACAGACTTTATTTTAGATTATAGAGGTCTAAAACTTGTAGACGGCTCAGATGAAGCATATACCTATCTGATAGGATATATGATGGAAAAAACAATGGAGGCTTATTTATGACACCTTATTTAGAAATACCTACTTATGAAGACGGCACTTGGTCGGAAACTGTATTCTACACTCGCGAAGAATTCAAAGCTTTTGTTCTCTCGATATTTAAAGAACCGGGTAAATACGAGTTTAATGACACGTCCTTATTATTTAATGAACAAGCTAGGTACTTTCAAAAGAATGGGTTCTACTGCTCCTCTCCATTTAAATCAAAAGATTTCCTTCAGTACTGGGATGAGCAAAAAAATCGTTGCCGCGTCGGTGTTATATTTAAAAGCGGTGAGAAAACATGGTATATCTCGCGGGACTATTACATGTGGCTTAATTTTCTGCCGATCTACGATAAGGAAGAAAAACGCTTCGATTTTGCAAAGGTCCGTGATGCGCAGTATCACATGGCTTTATACGAACAACTTGCCGAACTACATTATAAGCACGCTATTATCCTAAAGAAACGTCAGATCGCCTCCTCGTATTTCCACATGGCGAAGCTGATTAATCAATACTGGTTTGAGGAAGGCGCGGTACTCAAGATAGGAGCTTCCCTAAAGGATTACATTTCGGAAAAAGGATCCTGGAAATTCTTGAATGAGTACCGAAACTTCTTAAATGAGCACACTGCATGGTATAGACCATCAGAACCAGATAAGATTTTCTCATGGCAGCAGCGTATTAAAGTGCGTGTAAACGGTAGAGATACCTATAAAGGTAACAAGTCATCTATGACAGGTGTATCTTTTGAGAAAGATCCTACTAATGGTGTCGGTGGACCGGTAACATATTTCTTTCATGAAGAAGCAGGCATTGCTCCTAAAATGAATGACACCTATGGTTTTATGAGACCAGCCATGAGATCTGGTTTTATGACAACAGGTATGTTTATTGCAGCAGGATCTGTCGGTGATTTAGATCAATGCGAGCCAATGAAGCTTTATGTCTTAAATCCAGAAGACAATGATTTCTATGCAGTAGAATCTGACATCATAGACCATGACGGAACAATCGGTAAGACCGGTCTATTCATCCCAGAACAGTGGTCTATGCCACCGTTTATAGACCAGTGGGGTAATTCCCTTGTCGAGGAAGCGTTAGCCGCTCTAGAGGCAGAATTCGAAGCCTTAAAAAAGAAGCTTGAACCAGCGGCATACCAGCTAGAAGTATCTCAGAGACCACGTAATATTGAAGAAGCTTTTGCTACCAGAAAACTGGCTAAGTTTCCAACCCATCTTGTAACTAGACAGCTACAAAGAATCGCTGATAAAGAATATCCTGTAGAGTATGTAGACCTTGTACGTGATGAGAATAATAAAATTACTCAGAAGGATTCTCGCAAGTTACCTATTATGGAATTCCCGATCTCTAAAAAGACGGAAGACAAAGAAGGTGTAATCTGTATCTATGAAAGACCAATGAAGAATACTTCTTGGGGAACATACTACGGATCTATTGACCCCGTGGCAGAAGGAAAGACGACAACATCCGACTCTTTATGTTCTATTATTATCTACAAGAATCCTGTAGAAGTTACTAAACGAGAAGGTGATGATAAAGTTACTAACTACATTGATCGAGATAAGATAGTAGCTACATGGTGTGGTCGTTTCGATGATATTAATAAAACGCATGAGCGTCTAGAATTAATAATCGAATACTACAACGCCTGGACAATCGTCGAGAATAACGTTTCCCTGTTTATACAGTACATGATATCTCAGCGAAAGCAGAAATATTTAGTACCAAAGGACATGATTTTATTCCTAAAAGAACTTGGTGCAAATAAGTCTGTATATCAAGACTATGGTTGGCGTAACACAGGAACGATATTTAAAACTAACTTGTTGTCTTATGGTATTCAGTTTCTTCAAGAAGAACTTGATGTAGAGACGGAAACAGATGGAACAATTACAAAAATTCATTACGGTATAGAAAGAATACCTGACCCAATGCTTCTAAAAGAGATGCTTGCATACCAAGATGGAGTCAACGTCGATAGGCTTGTAACGTTTTGTGCGTTAGCTGCTTTTGCTAAAGTTCAACAATCTAATCGAGGTCTACAAAAACGTGTAGAAGTAGATAACGATAAATTGGAGAACTCGCAAAATTTCAGTAAATTATCTATGAGGTCTCCTTTTAGACATATGGGAAATCCGGGTTCAAACGTGAGCGGGATGAACAGACCTCGAAGTGCATTTAAGAACCTTAAATAAAACCTAATGGCTCACAACCGATCTGAAAAGTTTGATGAAATTACTCAAGCGATTCAGGAAGAAAAAGCAAATAACAGAGGCCCTATAAAGTTTCAGTTACAGTTAAATGAGGAACAGAAAGATGCAAAGGAAGTTATTCTGGCTAATACGGTAACGATATTATCAGGACAAGCGGGAAGCGGTAAAACCTTACTAGCATGTCAAGTAGCTTTAGATCTTCTGTTTAAGAAGCAAGTAAAGAAGATTATTATAACTCGTCCAACGGTAAGTAAAGAAGATATTGGATTCTTACCTGGCGATTTAAAAGATAAAATGCAGCCTTGGATGCAACCTATCTATTCCAACTTTTATCAGTTGTATAATAAGGAAAAGATAGATAAAATTATCAAGGATGAATTA